GAATAATGGCAATATCAGATAGCCAAAAGGTAGACCTGCTATGGAAAAAAGTTGGATTTAGTAAAGCTAAATCAGATACCAATGCAAATAAAAAAGCACCTAACGAAGCAATAGTATCAGACTTAATTATTAAACCAGCAGAGGTATGGTCTGATGTAGGAAGTATTCCTTCAACAATTCCAGCAGCAAATACAACTGTACTTAGAATATATACAGAACTAGAAACAACAGAAGACGGAACAGCAACAAATAACAGAACATGGAAAACAGGAACAACTAACTGGGTACCACCAAAGTTTGGTTCTACATATCAATTAAAAGTATATGTAGATTCAGCTGGATCAGGTAATCCAGCATCTAATGGTACGCAGTTATTTGAAACAGGTTCAGGTAACAATGATGAATGGTACTTTGATTATCAATCAGGTATATTAAACTTCATTGGATCCAACTTACCTTCAGAGGTATCTGATGGTAACAGTATCTTTGTATCAGGTGCAAGGTATCAAGGTAATACTTTTGCAACAGGTATCAAAGATGTAACATTATATAATGCAACGATTGATAGTTTAGCATCACCATTGAAGACAAGTGATGGTGGTACTGGATTAAACACATTTACAAATAAAGGAGTATTCTATGCAAGCAATACTTCTACAATGGCACAAGTGACAGGTTCAAATGGACAAGTCTTACAGATAACTTCAGGCGAGCCAAACTTTGATGATTTAGATGGAGGGTCTTATTAATGAGTGATTTGAGTGATTTAGATAGAGATGAATTAGAGATGTTAAGTCAATACATACAAAATCAACAACAAGTTATTAACGAGTTAACTGAAAAAAATATGCAGTTAACAACAGAGATTCAAGTTCAAAGATTACGTATCAAAGAGCTAGAAAAAATAAATAACCTTAAGCATAAACCTAAAAGAAGGACAAGTCCTTTTGTTTTAGAAAGGTTAAATCAAGCGATTAAAGATTAGGAGAAAAAATGGCTTCAATAATTAAACTAAAAAGAAATACCAGCTCAGGTCAAGTACCTAGTGGTGGTGCTCTACAACAGGGTGAGCTAGCTATTAACCTTGCGGATAAGAAGCTATTCTCATCTTCAGACGGTTCAGATATTATTCAGATATCTGGTGACGCGTATGATTTAGATACTATAGCTAATACTACATCAGGTACTATTAAGTTAACAGGTACTGGTAATGCAGCTAACTCATTTGTTAATATAACAGGTGCTAACGGTATTGGTATTACATCTGACGGTTCAGGTGCAATCACTATTACAGCAAACACAGTAGACGTAGACTTTGGTACAAGTGCTAACACATTATCAGCAAACTTATCTGTTGCTAGTGGTGCTAACACAGACGTAGTTAAAATAGTCGGTGACGATCACATTGTAGTTGCAGGTACTAATACATCACACATTTCAGTTAAACTAACTAATGCTGTATCAGTAGCATCTGTACAAACATCAGGCAATACAGTAGTAGGCGGTGATGTAGATATCACCGGTGAAGTAAATGCTGCTTCAGCTGCTATCAGAGGCGCTGCAGTAGTAACTACAACATTAGCAGCTGGCAACACAACATTAACAGGATTCATTAACGTATCAACAACATCACAATTAGATGGTCTGATTACTGGTGGAGCTGGTTTAGACTTAACTGGCATAGCTAACGTATCATCAGATGTTAATGTAGGTGGAGACCTAGATGTAACAGGAGCTGCTAACGTAGCTGGTAACTTTGGTGTTGATGGTGTAGTAGACATTGATGATACTACAAACAGTGCAAGTACATCTACAGGTTCATTAGTAACAGCTGGTGGTGTTGGTATTGCTAAGTCCGTACAGATTGGAGAAAACTTAACAGTAGGTCAAGATATTGGTGCTAGAAACATAACACTATCAGGAAACTTAACTGTTCAAGGTACAACAACTACAGTAGAAAGTACAACAGTAACAATTAATGACAATTTGTTATCACTCGCTGATAACCAAACATCTGCAGATGCAGTAGACATTGGTTTCTATGGAACATTTGATGACAGTGGAACAGATAAGTACTCTGCTTTCTTCAGAGATCAAGACCATACAAACAAAGCATTTGTGCTTTTAGAAGGCATAACAACAGAACCAGGAAGTACTATAACTTACAGTGCTTCTGATCTAGGACAACTAGATGCAGTCATTGATGGTGGTACTTACTAAATAATTTTATAAAGCCCCTTATATAAGGGGCTATAAACTCAGCGTATATACGCATTAATGAGGAGCTAAATGGCATCAGTAATTAAGATCAAGCGATCTGCCTTAAGTGGTAGCGCGCCTAATACATCAAACATAGATACAGCAGAATTAGCTATCAATACAGCTGATGGTATTCTATACTCCAAAGGTTCTGGTGGTGTATTTGAGGTCGGTGCAAATGTATCCTCATTAACAATTAACGCACAATCTTTTCCATCAGAAGATGGTGGTTCAGGTCAAATTCTAAAAACATATGGTAACGGACAACTCTACTGGACTAATGAAGCCGGTGCAGCAGGGTTTAGTGCATATACTTTATATGAATTTGTAGCAAGTAATAACCAGTCAAACTTTGCAGGTAATGACGATAACAGTAACAGTTTAGGATATAGAACTGGTGATAGTATTCAAGTATTTTTGAATGGTATTTTATTAGAAGAGACAGAAGACTATACTGCTACTAATGGTGCTAATGTCATATTAACACAAGCAGCATCTAACAATGACTTACTACAAATATTTTCATATGGCATAGGTTCTTCTAATAACATAACAATAGCATCTAATAATAATATTGGTATAGCAAATACAAATCCAGCTCATGTATTTTCAGTAAATGGAAATACATATTTTGGAGCAAACGTAACAGTTAATGATACTTTGTTGGATGGAGATAACAGAGCATTTAAAGTATACTATGCAAACGGTGATGTAGCATGGGGATAACAAATGGCAAGTAAAGGAAGACATTTAGCAGACTTTTTATCTGATGATAGTAGAGGTAAAGACCTTGGAGCATCACAAGTAGAGATTAAAAGCAACAAAGCTCAAGCACAAGCTGTAGTAAGAATGGGTCAAAATAAAAATGATGACTTATTGGTTGCTAATACATCTTCAGATAGAATTGGTATCCAAACAGACAATCCACAAGCAGTATTGGATGTGGAAGGAGATATCAGAGTAGGAACAGACCTAGAAGATAACACTGGAAGAGTGTTCAAAGTATATTATGCTAACGGCGACATTAGCTGGGGAGAATAAATAATAACATGAGCAGACCAAATAGTAAAGCAACATTTAAAGAACACTGCCTTAGAAGGTTGGGTAAACCTGTCATTGAAATAAACGTCGATGAAGACCAAGTAGATGACAGAGTAGATGAGGCTTTAGACTATTATGTAGATTACCACTTTGATGGCATGGAACACACATTCTATAAACATGTAGTCACACAAACAGATAAAGATAATAAGTATTTTACTGTACCAGATAATATTGTTGGTGTAGTAGATATGTTTGACATAGGTGATGCTCTATCAACAAACAACCTGTTTAATATACGGTATCAGATCGCTTTAAACGACCTCTACGACCTTTCTAGGTACGAACTGGTGCCCTACTATATGAACTTCCAAAACATACGTATGATCGAAGAGATATTAGTAGGTAAGCAAAGAATAAGATATAGTAGACATATGAACCAAGTACATGTAGATATGGACTGGGATAGATTAGCTGTAGGACAAACAATTGTAGTAAAAGCATATAAAGTAATTGATCCAGACACATTTACAGATGTATGGAAAGACAGATGGCTTTTAAGATATGCAGCTTGTTTAATTAAAATACAATGGGGATCTAACTTAACTAAATTTGAAGGTATGCAATTACCTGGAGGAGTTCAGTTTAACGGGCAAAAGATATATGACGATGCCGTTGCAGAAAGACAGCAACTAGAAGAAGAAATGGCAACAGCATACTCATATCCACCTGAAGATTTTGTGGGGTAGTAAATGTCTAACAGATCAGTATTCTTTAATAACTTTGAAAGTAGTCAAGAACAAGACTTAATTGAAGATTTAATTATTGAATCAATAAGCATATACGGTATTGAAGCATATTATCTTCCAAAGACATATGGTGATTATGATTATCTATATGGTGAAGACGATCTAGGTACGTTCAAAGAATTCTATACAGTACCAATGTATATCAACACAGTAGAAGGATTTGGAGGAGAAGGAGACTTCTTATCTAAGTTTGGTGTTGAGCAAAGAGACACAATGACTATGTCAGTTGCTAGAAGAACATTTGAACAAGATGTTGGAAGAGAAGATTTAGCAAACATAGAAAGACCAAGAGAAGGAGATGTTATCTTTTTCCCACTTAACAAAAAACTATATCAAGTTAACTTTGTAGAACATGAACCAGTATTCTATCAAATGGGTTCACTACAATTCTATGAAGTAAGACTAGAGATGTTTGAATACTCTGGTGAAAGATTCAATACAGGTATTGCTGATATTGATGTACTAGAAGATACAAGATCAACAGATGTATTCTTACATAACCAATTAATGATGGAGACCGGTGATCTACCAATCCATATAGAAACAGGACAAAGAATTCTGTTAGATGGAATTGGTACAGCATTAGACCAAGATGATATTACAGATAGTGAAAACTTATTCATTGAAGGTCAAGCAGATAACTTTATTGACTTTAGTGAAGCAGATCCGTTTAGTGAAGGAGGTAGCTTCTAATGTTAGGTCATAAGTTTTATCATGAATCTCTTAGAAAGTATATTATTTTATTTGGTACTTTGTTTAACGACTTACGTATTGAAAGAAGAAATAGTAATGACAATGTTATACAAACAATTAAATGTCCTCTTACATATGCTCCAAGAGAAAAAGTAACAGCTAGATTAGAACAAAATATATCTTTGACTGAAAAGCAAAGTATTTTATTACCAAGACTTTCTTTTGAGATGACCAACTTAACTTATGATCCATCAAGAAAGTTAAATACGATTAATAGAGTAACAAAAGATCCAGCTACAGGCAACAATGTAAAGACATCATTTGCTCCTGTTCCATATGACATCAACTTTGAGTTTAACATGTATACAAGATATGCAGAAGATGCAACACAACTATTAGAACAAGTTATACCATTCTTTACACCAGAATTTACAGCAACAATCAACTTGATTCCAGAGCTTGACTATAAGGTCGATATTCCAGTCGTACTAAATAGTTTAGCGTCCCAAGATACATATGAAGGTGATTTTGAGACAAGAAGAGCATTAATATGGAATCTAAATTTTACTATGAGAGCGTATCTATTTGGACCAGTAACAGACAAAGGTGTTATTAAAACAACTAATACTAATCTGTATACTACACATGCTAACGGTACATATGGTAACGCAGCAGCAATAGGTATAAATCAAAAACCAGGCTTAGACCAATTTAGAAATCCAACCACCAATGCACTAGCAACAGTTGCAGTAGGTGGTATATATAGTAATGATAATTATGCCGTAATTACGGACTTTGAGGATTATTTTAATGGCGAAACATAAAGACCCAATCAGTAAGGCACTAGACGTTCAACCTATGGAAGGTGAAATAGTGCCAGTAGAAAAGAAAGAAGTAGTGGTTGATCCAACCATAGAAAACGATTTTAAATATGCTAGAGAGAATCTATACAACATTATAGAAAGAGGAACAGATGCTCTTAACGGTATAGTAGATCTAGCTCAACAATCACAACACCCAAGATCATTTGAAGTAGTAGCAGACTTAGTAAGAACATTATCATCTGCTAACAAAGACCTACTTGATGTACAAAAAAAGATGAAAGACCTACAACCAGAAGAGAATAAGAATCAAAAAGTAACAAACAATCTCTTTATAGGAAGCACTAAAGAC